CCTCTCTGGGAGAACTGGTCGAAACAGTCTGCAAAGTGGGCACATGAAAACAACCCACAACGTCGATGGAATAAGTTTGAACCGTCTCGGATCACTGGGGCCACTCTGATCTACCGTGCCAAGGAAAACGGTTGGCAACCTCGACGGGAACGGGCAAGGCAGGTGATTCAGGAATCCAAGGGCCGAGCTGCACCGGTGGAAGTGCTGCAGGGGAATCTGCACTACCAGATCAATAAGCAGGGGCAGCAGGTGCTGATTCCGAATCTGCACAATTGCCGAGAGTTGATTCAGCAACAGAAACTCCGAGTCTGGTATGACGAGTTTCTGCGGCAGATTCAGACGGAGGATGTTGATGGGGAGGTCGTGCAGTGGGATGACAGCAGGACCCTGGAACTCACGGCACAGATGCAGTCCCTGGAAGGAATGCGGAGACTCGGCAGAGACATTGTTGATCAGGCCATTCACTTAGTGGCCTATCGGCATAAGAAGAACTCTCTGCAGGACTGGCTCAATGCTCTGCAATGGGATGGGACGGATCGACTCGATACCTGGTTGGCACGATACTGCGGGGCCGAGGTCAATGAGTACACGACTGATGTGGGCAAGTGCTGGCTACTGGCTGCTGTCGCACGGGCCTATGAACCTGGAACCAAGTTCGATCATATGCTGGTGCTGGAAGGTCCGCAGGGGATTGGCAAGTCCAGCATCTTTGAGATCCTGGCCGGTGGATACTTTGATGAGCTCAACAAGTTTGATGGAAAGGAACCTGCCGAGAAACTCGCAGGACGCTGGATCATCGAGGTCGGTGAACTCGCAGGACTCCGCAAGAGTGATGTCGAGACCGTCAAGTCCTTCCTGACCTGCCGAGTGGATCGCTACCGACCTGCCTATGGTAGATATGTCATCGAGGTTCCGAGGACCTGTGTCTTTGGAGGAACCACGAATGCGGATCAGTATCTCAATGATGCCACAGGCAATCGCAGATTCTGGCCTGTGCCTTGTGGTCAGGTTGATCTGCAACTGCTGAGAGAGGATAGGGATCAATTGCTTGCCGAAACCGTGCATCGTTATCGGCAGCACGAAACGTTTCTGCTCGGAGAGTCTGCACGGAAGACGGTGCTGGGACTGCAGGAGGATCGGGATCAGGATGATGCTTGGATGGGTCCAATCAGTCGGTGGTTAGAGAAACGCCATGCTGCCACGATGGAGGAACTGTTCAGCGAAGCACTCGACTTTGAACACAAGAACCAGTGGAAGCGGCAGGATGAGATTCGGATTGGCAACATCATGAAGAAACTTAAATGGAAACGGTATCGAGTGCGGAAGGATGAGGGACGAGTGTATGAATATCGGAGAGAATCATGACTCTGTCCCTATCTGTCCCTATGTTGCTGAGTGAGATAGGGACGCTGGAGACCACATAAATACTGGGTTGTCCCTATTGTCCCTATTGTCCCTATTGATTCTATAAGAAAACCTTATAAGAAAAAGGAGAGGGGATAAGGCAGAGGGAGACAGGAATCTGCCAATTCCCAGTGTTTTACCTAAAAAAACATAGGGACATAGGGACAGCAGAATTTTGCGTTGTAAGTAACTTAAATTATTGAAGTAATTCTGTCCCTGTTTAATTTGGATAGATAGGGACGAATAGGGACAGATAGGAACAAGATAGGGACAGGGGTATGACTGAGCCAAAAAAGAGCAATCGAAAGTATTCCGATGAGCAGGTGGAAGTGTTCTGCAATCACATTGCCGATGGGATGTCCATCCAAGAGACTGCCGAGAAGTATGGGATGACACGATATGCACTGTATCAGTTGCTAAACCGGAATCATCAGGAACGGTATATGTCTGCTCTCAATCAGAGAGCTATGCGACATGCTGAACATATCGAACATCTAGCACGAGAGTGTGAACAGGGACGGATTGATCCACGTGCTGCGGATGTGTCCATCCGAGCAAGGCAATGGATCTGTGCCAAATATCATCCTGAGTTTCTTGCGGAACGAATGAAGAAAGATGTGAGTGTTGAACACAGTATGCGGAAGGAACATCTCGACACCATGAAGAAGATTGCCAAGAGAAAAGCGGAGATCGAACATCAGCCTGAGCAAAAGACCAAGGACTGAGCAGATGCCCGTTAGCATTACGTGCGCCTGATACAACTTTTATCGTCTCTATGCCGCATAAATACTGGGGTATAAGTTCACTAACATATATTATCGAACATATAGATTTTATCAGTTGGTGGCGAGGGTGGGAACCGATATGCCGCAGAAACACTGGGATTGAGAAGGATATGACCGGAAAGGGCAACAAAAAGGGCAACAATCCAGCCCAGATCGCAGATTTCGCAGACCCCCCCTGGGGTGGTCGATTTCCTTTAGCGGGTGCGTGGGCGCAAAGACCTACTTCTGTACTTACTTCTGAAAACTTTTTGCGATGTTAAATGAGGCAGAACAAAAACAATGCCCTTGCTGCAAGCAATGGTTCCCCAGAACCCCAGAGCATTTTGCTCCTAGTAACAAACGCAAGTCTACGGCAGCAGATGGTCTGCGTTATCGATGTCGAGATTGCACAAGACTGGAGAAAAAACATGACAGGCAGACACCCAGTGGTCGTCTCCGAGCAAGACGTAAGGAGAAGCGAAGAAAAGCAAAGATTCAGGCACAGAGACAAGAACTTAAGGATTTCTTAGACACTCCTCTTGGCAAGTTTGGGCAGAAAGAAAAAAGAAGACTTCAACAAGAAAAGAACAAAATTCGACGAACTCGCTATGAACGTGCCAAGACAAGACGAGAGACGCAAAGACGCAGGGAGCGAAAATTAAAAACCCAACAGTTCAAGTGCCTAGAAGAACAGGTTCAATATTCCCTTTGGCAAAAAGTCGGAGGACAGTTGGAGGTTCTCTGTGACGCAGGTCGCATTGATTTACTAACAGAAGAAGAAGTGATTGAGGTGAAGCATATCCGAAATTGGAAATCTGCACTTGGTCAGGTGTTGAGTTATGCCCATTATTTCCCAGCTCACCGACCACGCATACATTTGTTTGGTGAAAAGGTTTCTGCAGACTTGTCAAAAATAAAACAAATCTGCACCTCGCACGACATCAAGGTGACGTACTCCCCCCGTACCCCCTTAAATCTAAAACCGTGACCCCATGCTAAAAATTTTCAAAATTTCCCCCGTTGCCAAACCGAGGATGACGAGACGAGATGTCTGGGCCAAGAGAAAGGTCGTGATCCGGTACCGTGAGTTCTGTGATGAACTGCGGAGTCAGGCAGAGGGTTGGACTCTACCGGATGCTTTCCGTGCGAGGTTCATCGTGCCAATGCCCAGCAGTTGGTGCAAGAAGAAGAGACTGCAGCAGGTATCGACCCCGCACCAGCAGAGACCTGATGCAGACAATTTGTGCAAGGCCTTGATGGACGCACTGCTGAAGGAGGACTCAACGGTCTGGAAACTGGAGATTGAGAAAATCTGGGGAGAAGAAGGTGCAATCATCATTGACGATTTGAAGGACCAATAATGCAACTCTCTGAACTGATCTTAACCTACGAGAAGCACCCAGACCTGTTTGTCGAAGACCTGCTGGGAGTGACTCCCCAGGACTGGCAAAGGGAGGTGATGTCTGCGGTGGCAAAGGGACAGCGGAGGTGCAGCATCCGCTCAGGACACGGAGTCGGGAAATCCTCCTGTGCATCCTGGCTCATGATCTGGTTCCTCCTGACGAGGTATCCGGTCAAGATCGTGGTCACAGCACCAACAGCCTCCCAGTTGTTCGATGCCCTGTTTGCAGAGTGCAAACGCTGGATCAAGGAACTCCCCACCCCAATCAAATCTTTATTGGAGATGAAATCGGACCGGATTGAGTTGGGTTCTTCTCCGACAGAGGCATTCATCAGTGCAAGAACCTCAAGATCCGAATCCCCAGAATCCCTGGCAGGAGTCCATGCAGATCATGTATTGCTGGTCGTAGACGAGGCAAGTGGAGTACCGGAGTCGGTATTTGAGGCAGCATACGGTTCGATGTCTGGGAAGGATGCCACAACGATTTTGCTCGGCAACCCCACCAGATCCTCAGGATATTTCTACGAAACGCACACAAGACTGCGGGACAGTTGGTGGACGAAGCAGGTGAGTTGCCTTGATTCTCCCCTGGTCTCTCCAGACTTCATCCAGGAGATGGAACTGAAGTACGGTGCAGACAGCAACGCAATGAAAGTGCGGGTATATGGTGAGTTTCCAACTGCCGAGGACGACACTCTGATTTCCCTGCACTCCGTGGAGCAGGCCAGCAAGCGCAAAGTCGAACAACCGGAGGGGACCCCCGTAGTCTGGGGTCTGGATGTCGCAAGATACGGAGATGACGCGAGTGTGCTCTGCATCCGCCAGGGCAGACACCTGATGGAACTGCACAGTTGGAAGAAGTTGTCCTTGATGGAACTGGCTGGACGGGTGCTGGATCTCCTGCACAGCAGTGACGAACCTCCAGAGGAAATCCTGGTGGACTCTATTGGATTGGGTGCAGGAGTGCTGGACCGACTGCGGGAATTGGACATCCCAGCCCGTGGGGTGAATGTGAGTGAATCCCCTGCAATGGCAGATCGGTATGCCAATCTGCGTGCAGAACTCTGGGACTTGACGAAGCAATGGTTCAACGAAGAAGTGCAGATTCCGAATGACGATAGTCTGATTGCCGATCTGACCGCCCCACGGTACTCGTTCAACAGCAGTGGCAAGATGCTGGTGGAATCGAAAGCAGAGACCAAGAAACGTCTCGGCAGATCAACAGACTTTGCAGACAGTCTAGTCCTCACATTCGCATCAAGTGCTGCAGGCGCATCAGGACAGTATCGGAGGAAGAAACGAGGCCGCAGGAGGAACGTAGGAGGAGTGGTTTGAGGTTCCAACTTTTTCCAACCAAATCCCCCATAAATCCCCCATAAATCCCCCAGTAATTCATACCATATATATATAGGAGATTTTTTATGGTCCTATCTGACGAAAAATTGATGGAATTGATTCATAGCGGCTACATTCCCAGTGATGTCCATTTGGGACCCTGTTCTGTGGACCTGACCTTAGCCGAGGACTACCTGGTGCCACATCTACCGGAGGATCGTCCGTATCTCACGGTCACAGAGGACTACCCGCATAAACTGGCACCCGTTGAGAGTTTTGTGCTCTACCCAGGCAAGTTTGTGCTGGCAAGCACGAATGAAATCATCAAAGTGCCGGATCATATGTGTGCAGTGGTGCATGGAAGATCGAGTGTCGGAAGGTTGGGCATCCAGGTGCAGAATGCAGGATTTATTGATGCCGGATTTGTGGGACAGATCACCTTGGAACTGGTGAACCAATCGAATGCTCCAATCCTGCTGAAACCAATGATGAGGATCTGCCAGCTCGTGATGCACAATCTTCATGGACAATCCAAGCGCCCATACAGAGGAAAGTACCAGGGGCAGGTCGGTCCTACCCCATCGAGGATCAAGGAGGACGAAGAGTGAGAACCCATCTCGATCTCTTCAGTGGGATTGGAGGATTTGCGCTTGCTGCAAACTGGGCAGGTTTCACCACAGTAGGATTTGTAGAGTATGAAGATTTTCCAAAGCGACTTCTTTCAAGACGATTCCCAGGTATACCCATCCATTCAGACATCCACGACTTTGATGCAACCCCCTTCCGAGGGGTTGACCTCATCACAGGTGGATTCCCCTGCCAACCGTTCAGTGCTGCCGGGAAGCAAAGAGGCAAGGAAGATGACCGTTGGCTCTGGCAGGAAATGCTGCGAGTTATTGTCGAAGCACAACCCACTTGGGTCCTTGCTGAAAACGTTGCTGGTCTCATCAACATGGCACTCGACGAGGTGCTGGCTGACCTGGAAGCCCAAGACTACGCCACGGGGACGGTTGTACTACCAGCTTGCAGTCAAAATGCCCTCCACCGCAGAGACCGAGTCTGGATCATTGCAAGGAATGCTAGGGACTCCACGAGCGACAGAGGCAGTCAGATCAGACAAGTTTCGGGCAGGTCGGACTCCAACCCCAGAGGAATTTGTGCAGATGTGGCCCACTCCGAGTGCCAACCAGTTCGAGACAAAGGATCTGGACAAGATGCTTCAGAGACGAGCTCGAGCAAAGGAGAGCTCAGGGAACGGCAACGGATTTGGTCTGACCCTAGCGAATGCAGCACGGATGTGGCCCACTCCGAGGTCGAGCGAACACAAGGACTGCGGCCCAGTGGGATCGAAGAGTCACACCCATATGCTGGACAGGAAGTACCTCTGTGCCGCTACGAAAGAATCGGATCGTCCTACTGGGAAACTGAACCCGCAGTGGGTCGAGTGGCTGATGGGATACCCCATCGGGTGGACCGACTTAAAGGACTAGGCAACGCAATCGTTCCCCAGGTGGCCTACGAGATCATCCGACATTTCGACTAATCCAGATTTAACTTGCATCTCCTACAAATCCTTGTTCCAGTTTCAGGTAATTTGAATTACCCGAATTACCGGAGAGGGGATGGCAATCACTTACCGTGGAAAGACGTTCAGTTCGTACAATCGCCCTCGCAGATCCACCGATGGTAAGAAGAAATTTGAGGTCCTTGCCAAGGAAGGGGATCAGGTCCGTCTAGTCCGATTTGGTGATGTCAAAGGTGGTTTGACAATCAAGAAGAACCAACCTTCCCGCAAAAAATCCTACTGTGCCCGTTCTGGGGGCATCCAGTCCACATCCAAGCTCAAAGCAAACTACTGGTCTCGTAAACAATGGAACTGCTGACATGAAACCAGGTCTCTACTCCAACTTTCACAAGAAACGCAAACGCATTGCCGCACAGAAGGCCCAGAAACGAGCAGGGAAAAATGTGAAGGTAGAGAGAATGCGAAAACCTGGGACATCAGGCGCACCAACGGCAAAGGCGTTTGAGCAATCCGCAAAGACAGCAAAGAAGAAGTAATGGCAGAAACTCCAACCCCGATGACTGAAGACGATCTGAAGGCCTGGATTGCTGGCACAGTGCAGGACGCAGTAGACCATATTGACGACGAAGTCAGTCCGGTCAGAGCATCATCTTTTAGATACTACCTCGGCAGTCCCTTCTCTGATTCTGGAGACAGTCCGACAGAGGAAGATGGCAGATCCCAGGTTGTCAGTCGGGACGTTCATGATGCTGTGCATAGCATCCTCCCCTCCCTGATGCGGGTCTTTTTCAGCCATGAGAAACCCTGTGAGTTCATCCCCCGTGGTCCCGAAGATGTAGCAGGTGCAGCTCAAGCTACGGAATTGGTCAACTGGATGATGCAACAGAGCAACGCATATTCCGTGTTCGCAGACGCAATGAAAGACTGTCTCATCAAGGGTGAGGGAGTGATCAAGTGCTGGCATGAGATCACCTATGACATCCAGACCAGAGAATTGACGGGCCTCGACGAGCTGCAGATTGGGTTGTTTGTGCAGGAAGGATTTGAGGTCACACAGAGTGAGGAGTTGGAAGACACTCCAGGGTTGTACAACGTGGTGCTGACCCGCAGGATTCCGAGGGGCAAGACTCGGTTGGAGTGTCTCCCACCAGAAGAATTTCTGATCAACCGGACTGCGACATCCTTGGAAGATGCCAAGATCATTGCCCACAGACAATTACTCCGAGTTGGAGACCTGGTCGAACTCGGCTACCCCTACGAGACGATCATCCAATACAAAGGGTACGAAGACGACTTCCGCAGTAACGAAGAATGGAATCTGCGGCATCCCAACTGGAGAGAAGAAGACGACACGGATGCAGATCCAGCCAACCGATTAGTCCAGTACGTTGAGAGTTATGTCCGAGTGGATGCAGATGGTGATGGTGTGCCAGAGTTGCGACGAGTCTGCACGATTGGCAACGCCCATGAGATTCTGCTCAACGAACCTGCAGACTCTCATCCCTTCGTCCTGATCCGCAAAGATCCCTTACCGCACACCTGGCGAGGCATGAGTCTGTACGATGAGCTTGCCGATGTGCAACGGATCAAGAGTGCGGTCATGCGGAACATGCTGGATAGTCTGTCTCTCAGCACCAGACCTCGGATCTCCTATCTGGAATCTGCAGTCGATTGGGAGGACTTGGCAAATGATGAGGTGGGTGCATTGATCCCGATGCGACAGGCTGGAGCAATCCAGATGCTAGAGATGCCTTTCGTGGGAGCAGCCGCATTCCCTCTCCTTCAATATTTGGACGAAATTAAGGAGCAACGCACAGGGATCAGTCGAGCAAGCCAGGGACTGGATGCAGAACATCTGCAATCGACCACAGCAATCGCAGTCTCAGCAACCCAAAAATCTGCCCAGGCCCGATTGGAATTGATCGCACGGAACATTGCCGAGTCCGGTTTCAAACCGTTGTACAAGAGAATGCTCGGTCTCATCCTTCAGTTCATGGACCAACCCACGGTGATGCGACTCCGAGGGGAATTTGTCCCCGTCGATCCTGCGAGTTTCTCTGACTACGATGTGCTGATCACTCTCCCATTGGGACGAGGATCTGAGGAGGAACGCAGACAGGCACTGCTGGGACTCCTTGCCAAGCAGGAGATGCTGATCGCTCAGTACGGCCCGATGAACCCAATCGTCGGACCTGAACAATACTACCAGACACTGCAACGATTATTTGCAGACCAAGGGTTAGGTGCAGAGGCAGGTTCCTACTTGAGACCACCCCAACAGATGCAGGCTCTGTTGCAACAACAGATGCAGCAAGTGATGCAACAGCAGAATGAAGAGCCGCAACCCTCCCCAGAAGAAATGCTCGCCCAGGCTGAGATCCAGAGGAAGCAGATCGAAATTGCCCACAGACAAGAAGAAATGAAGCGAGAAGATGACCGCAAACGGGACGAAATGGAAGCGGAACTCTTCCTGAAACTCAAAGAGTTGTCCTTCAAGTACCAGCAACCGATTGATGCCAGTCCCCTCTTGGATGCACTGACCCGAAACCGTGAGTTGGAACGAGTGGACCAGGTCCGACAGCAACAGTTGTACGAACAGCAGTTCCAACAGCAACCACCTCAAGGGCAGATGCCAGCATGACTCCTCGACGCTACGGTTCACGGGGCAGCACGATTGTCACCAACGAGGACTATGGCAAGCGACTGATGGGACTGCTGGACTCTCTGACGATGTTCAGTCCAATCAAACCTGCTGCCGAATCTTTACTGTATGCCGAGGACTACCCAGTTGCTCCGTTTGCGACTCCAGAAGATCGATTCGACAATCTGATGGAAGATCCGAAGTACCAGGGACTGCTGACCGATGCAGGGATGGCAGGACAGGGACTTCCAGTGACTGCGCCAGGCATTGTGATTGGGGCAAAGGCCAAGAACTTTCCAAAGGCACTGGCAGAGAAGTTTGAGAAGTTGGAGGAATCAGGACTGAGCAACCGTGAGGCATTTGCCGAAACTGGAGTGTATCGGGGTCCTGATGGGAAGCTGAGATATGAGATTGATGATTCTCAGGCGCAAGGGTTGGAGTTTCAATACACTCCCCAAGAGGCATATAAGGAACTGCGGGACATTGCTCTGGTCAACGACACTCCTATCCCCAAGGATCTTGCCAAGGAGTTGAAGAAATACAAGGACCTGTCTGCAGAGGACCTTGTAAAGATTAGGGATCAGAACACTGCAGAAATGCTGGAGATGCACAAAAACAAAGCATCTGGCAATGAGATCGTAAAGAAACGGGAAGAGATTAAGGGAGTGATGAGTTTGCTGGGGGAGATGCCCAGAAAATATGCTCCAGTAGATCGGTTTATTCAGCATGAGGAACTGGCAAAGTCTTATCCTGATCTAATGGACGCAAGAGTAGGGCTGGATGGGAATTTGGACCCACTAGGTTCCTATCATCGACCAGATGACTTTCGTCACGAATACATTGCCTTGCGTAAAAAACCGATGTCTGACGATCCCAAGTCCACACTGCTGCATGAATTGCAGCATGGGATTCAGTTCAGAGAGGGGTTTGATCGTGGCGGGAACCAAAGAATGTTTGTACACCATCCCTTGCCAGAAGGTAAGGCAAGAGACCTTCATGATGATTTGAGCATGGCACTGCTAGGCAACCATACTGGAAACATCAACGAGATACTAGGATCACAGAAGTATTTTGATAAATATGATCTCGAAAAAATCACTCAAAAGTATGGGTTCCAAGATCCTGATGAAATGTTTCAGTACCTCAAGAAAGAAAATGAACGGAGAACCCCCTTTGGACAGTATCAACGATTAGGTGGTGAAGCAGAAGCAAGAATGGTTCAGAAACGAATGAACTACACACCTCAAGACCGTCGAGAAGTGTTCCCCCTAGACGACTACGATGTCCCCTTGGACGAGTTGATTATTCAATCATTACTGGATTAACAATGCCCAACCCCCTCAAGTTCAAACCCTGTGCAACCTGCCCAGCCCCGAAGGTCTGCAGCAAACTCGGCAGGTGCATCAAACAACAAAGGAAGTGATGACTGATCCCATCATCCGTGTCGGTGATAGTGCGAAGAAGATTCTGCAGGAAGAGAGTGTCAAACAGGCATTCGATGACCTGAAATCCTCGCTAGTGACCCAGTGGATTGCGGGGAAGACTGCAGAGGATCGAGAACACTGCTGGCACGCTTACCATGCCACAACAAACTTGCAGAACGAACTGAACGCCCAGGTGCAACGGTCCATTCGCAGGAAGAAACAAACCAAAGTAGAGGAGTGATTTAGATGAGTGAATATGCGGACTCTATCGATGTCCCTGTGACATCTGACGGAACACCCCAGACCCATGACATGTTGGTAGCTGACAAGTTCGATGATCTACTTGGCACTCGACCCCAACCGGAGACCGAGGAAACTGACGAACCCATTGACGAGTATGACGAAGATGTACAAGACGAAGAAGAAGAAGAACGGGAAGAAGTAGAGGCCGCACCTGAGTTGTACAAGGTAGTGATCGACGGAGAGGAAGTCGAGGTCAGTCTCGATGAGCTGCAGAAGGGATACAGCAGACAGAGTGATTACACCCGCAAGACGCAACAGTTGGCCCAGCAACGCAAAGAGGCCGAGGCCCTACAACAAGACTATGCCCAACGAGTCCAGCAACTCAATCAGTTTGCTCAGAATTTACAGCAGCAACCGGACATTCCTGAACCCCAATGGACCAGTGATCCGCAAGCCTGGGAACGGTTACGACATGAGGACCCCGTCCAGTTTGTCTTAGAGAAAGACGCTGCGAGAGACCGACAGATTGCCAGGCAACAGAGACAGCAGCAGATGCAGTACCTGCAGAGTGAACAACAGCAGTTGCAACAGCAACAGTTTGCCCAGCACCTCGACACGCAACGCCAGCAACTCAACGAATTGATTCCAGCCTGGTCAGATCGAGAAGTGGCAAAGGCAGAGAAACAGGAATTACGAA